GATTGCCCGCAACGAAATTCACCGCATCCAGAAAACGGGCATACACCCGGCGGCGGACCACCGTGGCCCCCACCAGACTCTGCAGGTCTTCCGCCATCCCGGTGACCAGACCAAACAGATTGGACACCGTCAGCGATGGTCTGGCACTGCTGCCCTTCCCGTTCATCTCAAAGCCACTCCCCTCAATCGGGTACGCCTGATATTCACGCCCCTGCCAGGTCACCGGCTCCCCTTTTTCATTCAGCTCATTGCAGAAAAAATACCGCTCACCGCCCTGCACCGTCAGGTCGATTTCCCAGAGTACCACCCGCGGTGACTGCTCTGATTTAACCGACTCGTTCAGACTTTCTTCGTGAATATCCTGCATCAGTTCACCACCTGCTTAAACTCCGCGCTGAACTCAACGCGCAACATCCCGACCCGCGCAGACCACCCGGCACAGGTCACCTTTATCTGCCGGTATGCATAGGGTGGCTTCCACAAAAATGCCTTCCAGCCACCGTGCTCTGCCAGGAACGCTTCCAGATGCCGGGCCTCCTCCCGGGTCACGGAAAGCGTCACCCTGTATGTTTTCAGGTCAGCATTCAGCCCTGCCGCCATACGCTGTGAGTACCCGTCACCAAAACGCACTTCACGCACCGATGGCTGCGAGTTCACCTCCATATCCGGCTTCACTTTCCAGCGAAATGTTTTCATCGCCCGCTCCCCGATAACAGACCGCCATCACGCAACTGCAGCCGGAGCTCATCCTGCGCACCTTTACGGGCCATCTCATACACCGCTTTCATCAGCTGCGGCCCGGCCTGTCCGTTGATACCGTCGTTCTGAATCACCACGTGATTGTTCTGATTAAAATTAATGCCTTCGGCCCGCCGCATCTGCGCCGGACTTCCGGCAGCACCCACATACCCCCCTTCCGCATAGCCCCGCATCAGGCGGTACAGGTTCCCGACACCAATCCGGCTGGTTGCCTCCTTCGTGAAGACAAACTCCCCGCGGTGGACAATCCCCGCTGGCTCATATTTGCCGCCGGTTCCCGTAAATCCTCCGGTCGCAAAATGGAATTTCGCCGCAGCTGCCTGAATGGCTGTACCGCCTGACGCGGATGCGCCACCACCAACAGCCCCGCCAATAGCGCTGCCGATACTCCCGACAATCCCCACCATTGCCTGCTTAAGCAGAATTTCTGTCATCATGGACAGCACGGAGCGGGTGAAGCTGCGCCAGTTCTGCTCACTGCCGGTCAGCATCGCCGCCATATTCTGTGCAATACCATCAAAGGTCTGCGTGGCAGCACTTTTTACCTGCGACATACTGTCCGTGGCACTCTCTTCCCACTCACTCCAGCCGGACCTGAGGCCTGCCATCCAGTTCCCGCGAAGCAGGTCTTCAGCCGCCCAGGTCTTTTTCTGCTCTGACATGACGTTATTCAGCGCCAGCGGATTATCGCCATACTGTTCCTTCAGGCGCTGTTCCGTGGCTTCCCGTTCTGCCTGCCGGTCAGTCAGCCCCCGGCTTTTCGCATCAATGGCGGCCCGTTTTGCCCGTTGCTGCTGTGCGAATTTATCCGCCTGCTGCGCCAGCGCGTTCAGGCGCTCCTGATACGTAACCTTGTCGCCAAGTGCAGCCAGCTGGCGTTTGTACTCCAGCGTCTCATCTTTATGCGCCAGCAGGGATTTCTCCTGTGCAGACAGCTGGCGACGTTGCGCCGCCTCCTCCAGTACCGCGAACTGACTCTCCGCCTTCCACAAATCCCGGCGCTGCTGGCTGATTTTCTCATTCGCTCCGGCATGCTTCTCCAGCGTCCGGAGTTCTGCCTGAAGCGTCAGCAGGGCAGCATGAGCACTGTCTTCCTGACGATCGCCCGCAGACACCTTCACGCCGGACTGTTTCGGCTTTTTCAGCGTCGCTTCATAATCCTTTTTCGCCGCCGCCATCAGCGTGTTGTAATCCGCCTGCAGGATTTTCCCGTCTTTCAGTGCCTTGTTCAGTTCTTCCTGACGGGCGGTATATTTCTCCAGCGGCGTCTGCAGCCGTTCGTAAGCCTTCTGCGCCTCTTCGGTATATTTCAGCCGTGACGCTTCGGTATCGCTCTGCTGCTGCGCATTTTTGTCCTGTTGACTCTGCTGCTCAGCCTTCTTTCGGGCGGCTTCAAGCGCAAGACGGGCCTTTTCACGATCATCCCAGTAACGCGCCCGCGCTTCATCGTTAACAAAATAATCATCCTTGCGCAGATTCCAGATGTCGTCTGCTTTCTTAAACGCAGCCTCTGCCTTAATCAGCATCTCCTGCGCGGTATCAGGACGACCAATATCCAGCACCGCATCCCACATGGATTTGAATGCCCGCGCTGTCCTGTCTGCCCAGGTCTCCAGCGTGCCCATGTTCTCTTTCAGGCGGCGGGTCTGGTCATCAAACCCTTTCGTTGCGGCCTCGTTCGCCGCCTGCAATGCCCCGGTTTCATCGCCGGAACGCTGCAACTGAGCAACATACGCAATCTGCTCCGCCGTCACGTTATGGAACTGCTTCGCCATCGCAATCAGCCCCGACGTCGGGTCAGTGGTCAGTTTTCCGAAAGCCTCTGCAACCTTGTCCACCTCCACACCGGATGCAGAAGCAAAACGCGCGACACTCTGGTTGATGGCATCAAACTGTTCACCACCACGCACACCGGCATTCACCATGGCTGCCAGTGACTCACTCGCCTGGTTAAACGTCAGCCCTGCGGCCTGTCCGGCTCTGGAGAGCGTCAGCATGCGATCGGCAGTCAGTCCGGACTGATTACCGGAAAGAACCAGGGTTTTATTAAACGCTGAAAGCGTGGAATCTCCCTGGTACCAGGCGTACACCAGCGCACCTGTCGCCACCGCCAGCGAGGTGACCCCGACCATCGGCAGGGTGATCGCACCGGCAAGCCCCCTGAACATGGGGATCATCCCGCCGAAGGAGTCCTTCACCTGACCGCCCTGTTGCAGCAGGATCAGCCAGGGATTCTGACCACCGGCAAGCTGCGTGGCGATATCCGTAAACTGTGCGGGCAGGGTTCGCATGGCCGCTTTATACTGCCCGACGGAAATCCCTGCTTTTTGTGCAGCCAGCGCCTGGCGGCTCAGCCCCTGCTCAACGACAGTTGCGGTTTTTCTGGCGTCAGTATCCAGACCTGAAAAATGACGCCTTACCCGGCTCATCTGCTCATCGAAACGGACCGCATCCAGACACAGGTCAATAACAAGATCACCAACCGGCTGGGACATATCTCACACCTCCCGGAATCCCCGCTGAAGCCATCATTAATGCGGCATCATCCACCATGACATCCGCCACATCCGCAGACGATAAAATATCGCCCCCTCCGTCCCCACCGAACCGGACGCCTCCGGCAAGTCCTGCCGCTTTCTGCATCAGCATTTTGTCCTCATCCGGCCTCTCCACCTGCTCTTCCTCATGCCGGGGGACAAGCAGACTGAAATCAGAGGGATGCATATCCGGATCGCAAAAAAACAGGCTGAGTACAGCGTACGTCAGCCCGGAAAAATGCATATCCAGCTGGGTATCCTGAAAATAATGCGTGCGGTAAAAACGGTGCCAGTCGGCATATTCGGTGGATGTCATCCCGGCAAGCATGGCGCGCCAGTCGGGTCTCCCCATCTCACGCGCCAGTCTGAGGGCAAAGTTCAGCTCACCGTCGAAGACTTTCCCGCAGAAAAATCATCATCAGTCAGCGTGTTATTTTTCGCCACTTCAGTAATATCAGTATCCGGACGAACAGCTTCGATCATCCCGGACAGACGCAACACCACGTCTTCCGCCCGGGCAATGGCATCAGCAGGCCAGGTGGTGAGCACTTCCTGCTCTATCTTCATCACGGCCTCATTCATTGACGGTGACTGCGTTTTCTGTGGATGGTTATGCCACAGGGACATCGCCACCAGAAACGCGCCGGTTCTGACAAGATCTTCCACACTCACCTGCAGGTTGCCGCTGGCTTCAGCCTCTTCTGCCCGCCGTTTCAGGAGGGCAAGATGCTCAATACGCTGCAGCGCAGACAGCTCAGAAAGCGTGACGGATACACCGTTATATTCAAATTGTTCTGTTTTCAGGAACATCGCTTATCTCTCAGCTCTTTAGCCACCCGGCACATTATTAACGGTAATTTCAGCCACCGCAGCAAACTGACCATTACCGGAAATCACAGGGATGCTGACTTTTCCATCCTTAACCCCCGTCACAGTAATCGTCATATCTTTCACGCTAATGGTGGCTTTTGATGGATCGGCGGAAATCGCCCTGAATGTCTTATCCGTTGCATTTTCCGGTTCCACAGTAACGGTCAGGGTGGTTGTTTTCCCTTTTGCCACCGTACCGGATGTCGGCGTCACCTTAATCGCACTGACCGGCGTAATTTTGCTGCGTTCTTCCGCTACAGAAGGTTTACCCACGTTAGTGACTTTCATCGTGCGGGTGATCACTTCTTTCGCCGTCACGGCCTTACCGATACTGCTGACCCAGCCACGAAACACATCCACCGTGCCATTCGGAAAACGGATTTTATAGGCCCGGACATCGCCGCTTTCAAACCAGCCTATAAGCCCTTTCTGACCTTCCTCTCCCGGTTTCCAGGCCAGCGTAAAACTGGTATCACCTGCAGATTTCTGCCCCTGCCCGGTCGCGGTCCAGTCTGCGTCTTCATCATCCAGGTAGTTATCATCGTAGGATTCTGCCGTCATCTCGCCCGGCGTCAGATCCTTCACCTTAGCCAGTCGCTGCCAGTCAGCGTCTGACAACGGGTTTGCATAAGCATCACCCTTGCCGTTGTAAACCCACAGAGTGGTACCGGCACCTTTTACCGGCTCCAGGGGATTTGGTGTTGCCATATCGTCCTCACATCTCGTATGTAATGGAATAAGTCAGATCCGCAGAGCTCCATAACGCCATATCGTCATCACGACGATACTCATAGCCCTGCGTAACCATCGTGGTAATCAGTCCTGCCAGTGCCGGGATCGCAGTCATCGCCGGATAAATCCGGCTTTCCATCCACTGATCGAGCTCCGAATCAGGTACCTGTGCCGGTAAAAACACCTCAATATGCAGTGTGGCCCGCCAGGTATCTGCATCCAGCTCTTCACCGGTATACTCTGCATCCGTCAGATAAACCGCGATCGCAGGAAAATCCTCTTCGTCAAAAACAACGGGGCGACCATCAAACAGCGTCGCCCCGTGTTCATGCTGCTCGAGTGCATCCAGCACTGCAGCACGGATATCAGTGTGTTTCATCGTTTTATCGCAATCCTCAGTTGTTGTTTCAGCGCGGATGCCAGTTCTCCGGGCAGGCGTTCACGCCGGATACGGTCAACATTCTCATCAAACGCCTGTTTCAGTGGGGCCGCCATCGGGATTTTCACCACATCAATAGGGTAACGGTTTTTCCCGGCCACACGCTGCATGACATGCCAGCGACCGTTTTTTAATCGCTGAATGAATGCCCGCTGATACCGATGCTGACCGGCTTTAAGTATGCTGTTCGGACGACGGCCCAGCATCCTGATCCCCAGCTTAATCACTGGAAGATCACCGCGGTTAACGATAATTTTTGCGTTCGGATTTCTGACCGTCGCCCTTTTCAGTCTGGACCGTTCCTTAACCAGTTTCCGGCGTACCTTTGTCTCCCGGGCAACCTGTGATGAAGACTGATTAATCGCCGTTGTGGCCACGCGGTTAATCGTCATTGCTGAAGCCGCCGGAATGGCGTTTTTACGAACCCGGCTCAGATTATCAATCGCCTGATCAAGCCCTTTTATCGCCATAATTTCCCCCTGCGTTTATCGTCGCCGGTTAACAGCGGGTGGTTGCCCACGGTTGAGCCAGAGATAACAGCTTCCCCCGTCATCCGGAGAAACACGATCCACCCAGAACATCTCGCCGTTAATGGTCAGCGTGTCACCACGCCGCACGGCACGCACCGTATCCGTCCGCACAAATAATGACGGGCTGCTTCCTTCAATACGGACCCCGCCACCGGCAAAACCCAGCGACTCCGGATCGTCAAAAACCCCCTGAACTTCGCCGCCACGTTGTGCTCCGGAGGTGAACTGCGCACGGATCCCCATCACTTCAACAATCGTACTGTCCACCCCGGCAAGGGCGGCATCAAAGGCATTCTGAAAATCACGCATAAACAGCCATTCCACCATCAACGTGTGTTTTTGCATCTGAGGACATAATCAGAATCACCCGACCAACATCCGCAAGCTCAACGGATTCCCCCGTTTCACCATCAACGCCACAGAGATGGAGGCAGGTCAGAACTCTGATGCGCGTTAACGCGCCGGATGTTTCCTCACGAACATCATGAGCCGCGGTTTCCCGCTCCCGGATATCCATATTCATAACCTGTACATCATCGCCGGATGACTGCATTTCCTCTTCCCATTCTGCCACCCGCTGCGCTATCTCTGCGGCACTCCCGGATATATCCGGCTCACGCCCCAGAATCAGGGCCAGTTCATCAAGCCGTTTCAGATTTTGCTCTTTCGTTGCCATATCAGCCCCCTGTGAAAAAAGACACGGGGGCATTTCGCCCCCGCTCACGGATTATTTCACCTGTACCACCACAAACTCATCCGGATCCGGCAACACCATCAGCGGCGCGGACTGCGTCATGGTAAATTCACGGGCGGGATCCCCTACCGTCAGCCAGTGTTTCGGATAACGGGAAGAGGCCACCACACCTTCGGACAACGCCTGAGCATCCTGAATGGCACCGTAACAACGGATCCCATCTGCAGCAGTATTCCCCAGAACCAGCATGCCATCTGGAAGATAACGTTTTTCGATACCGTCTTCTGCTATATAAGACGTTTTCGCCACCACAATGGCCAGATCGCCGTAATACCCCTTGAAGGACACCACTGCGCCCAGATCTTTCACTGCCGTTTCGAGTTGAGAATTTGAACCGCGACGGGTATCCAGTTTTTCGCGGAACAGCTTAAAACCATTCAGAAGACGCCAGCCGGTACCGTCCATAATGGCAATATTCACAAGACCGCTGGCCTGGTCGCAGTAGAGGTCAATATCATGTGTAGGATCGAACGTGTCACGATCCTGTTTTGACCACTCCTTACCACTACCCTGAGTGATGTTATTCTTCGTCGACCTGCCAAAATCGACCTCAATTTTCTCGAACTGGTCTCCTTCCATGGTGTATTTGCCATACAACACAGCATTTACCGCCTGCATTTCTTCCACCTGGACAATGGCGTGCTCTTCCTGTTTGAGGTTATCGGTAATGATACGCAGACGGCGGTAAGCCGGATCATTCAGTTGAGATGGATCTTCACCAGGAAGGCGCTCAACCGCCTGCTGGTAATTAAATTCGTGTTTCGGCTTGACGTAGCCCGGACGCAACACGCGGGTTT